AACACACACTACATTTGAGTCCTTTTCCATTATTTTCTTTATTTTATCACGTTCTTCCACTTCTACTTCACCTCTAATGAAGTAAACCTGCTTGCTTGTTATGGTATCTAGGTATACTTTTAGTAATTCCCCGTGTTTAATGTGATTAACTAAAATTAACGTATTGTTATCTAGCTTACCACATAGTTTTGCCAAAAACAGGTTTCTAAAATCACTTTCATATATAAAATCTAACTCTTCTACGTAGGCATTATCAGAAAGATACCTTGGAAGTGTGTTATACTCTAAGTTTAGTACTTTTACGTTCACATTTGCTAAGTAATCCTCTAATCTTAGCTCATAACTCGATTTTTCATATATAACTGGTCCAAATTTACCTATAATAGACCACCTATCTAGATTATTTTCCGGGAGGGTGCCTGTAAACCCATATTTGTTATGTGTTGCTATCTTAGAAACAATCTTACTGATCTTATTTGATGCTTTTATCTTGTGACATTCGTCAACTATCAATAAATCAACATACTTTAACCAATCATTGTCGTTAAACCGGCTCTGAACTATACCTATATTGCAAATTATTATATTAGCCGTTAAATCTGGCTTAGTTTTACCCGTCCACTTTGTAAGTTTAAAGGTTGTCCCGTAATTCATGTACTCATCATACGTCTGCGATACAAGACCTAAGTCAGGTACTAACACAACGCATTTAAAAGTATCTTTATCCGGGCAATTTTGAAAGTAATTTTCAATAAGTGCTGCTGTTGTAAGCGTTTTTCCGGCGCCTGTACCCAAAACACACGTACCTCTCCCCATTTTTATTGCTCTTTTAACAACATCCTCTTGATATTCTCTTAAATCGAGCGTAAAGTCTTTATATAGGTCATCAAGCCACCCTTCTTTACCTACTTTTAACACCTTCTGTAACTTATCTGTTACGTCTACGTCTATTTTTACCTGCTGTTTAATAAGATACTGCCTTATCTCCCAATATAGACCTACTTCACATGCTCCTGTACCTGTAATTGCATATTTTCTTCTAGCTGCAAAGCGTCCTCTGTATCTAGCAAAGCGGGCTCCTTCATTTTCTACACTAAAGTGCTCTCTTATTTGATCAAATAGGTCTTGATCATCAGTTCTAAGCTGAATCTTGCGATTACTTGTGTTATAATCAAAAGTCAACATTAGAGCTGCTCCATTTTATTGATATCGATAATGTTCTTAATTTCCCAATGCATGTTACCCATTATTTTTTCTACCTTTTCAAGATATTCAATGATAGTGTCTTGTTCAGCAATGCCTTTGTTAAGAGAGTCTATTGATTCGTGTTTTTCAGCTGCAGATTCAGCTGCTAGTTGACTTATTCTTACCGGTGAATCAGTAATTACCTTCTTTACAAGCTCTTTTTTAATTTTTTTCTTGTCTCTAATAAGAGAATTGCGTTTAATTTTAGCTTCCATAAGTCTCGCTACCCAAAAGTGCTTACGAGCCGGGAGTCTCATTTGTGCTTCTTTAATATTAAAGTCATCGAGTACTAGATCTTGTCCAATCTCGTTAATATATTTCCTTAGCAATTCCATCTATATATTATAAATATAATTATAATGGAATCAACCGGTAGATTTGAAAAGACGTTTTTAAATATATTAAAAGAGGATAATATTGCAGGAGGTGGAGGAGCGCTTGGGAGCGGTGCAGGATTTGATCCAGAGGCCGGTGAAATAAATTCATCTGATTGGTATGCACCTGGTGATGCAAGAATTCCTAAAGTATTAGGAAAGGGTAAGGTACAGACGCGTAATCTTGCAACAGGTGGTAAGAAAAAAAAGAAAAAGAAAAAGGAAAAGGGTGTTAATTATGCGACGGGAGAAGAGAATGAAGAGGATAAAGCTAATCAACCAAAAGGTTTAGACACTTGCTGGGAAGATGGTGACTTAAAGATTTGTATGCCTGAAGTACTCGAATATCTAGATGATAATAAAGTACCTGTAAAGGAGGTTAGCACTGATAAATTAAAGTCTATCCTTATAGCTGATGATAGAGACGATAAAAGAGTGCAGGCTGCAGATTTAAAGTATCCTGTTATTATAGTAGTGGGTATGAATGGAAAATATAAGAGTATTTTAGATGGTAATCATAGAGTAGATAAAGCTATCAGAAATGATATACCAACTGTAAGGGCACGGGAGCTCGATCTACAGGATGCACCAGAAAAATATAAGGCGCTGTTTAATTACGAAATAGTAACATAGTATGGATAACTTTAAAACATATTACCAGATTAATGAATTATTTGGTAGAGGTGAGCAGCCTATACCGGGGGATCCTGAAGCTGCATCAATTGAGACATTTGAAGACTTAAACAGAGTTATTACGGGTATAATTAATAAAGCAAAGATGGGGGAAGTAAAGGACCTGGCAGTTGGAATGGCGGTTGATGCAGTATTAAGTTTAGTGCCCGGGGCAGGTGCTGCTAAGACCGCGTTTGACTTTTTTAAGGGAGTGACTAAGCAGCCAGATTCAGTCGAAACGGGATCCTTTGTTGATAAATTAGATGTGGATGACCAGTTGTCAATGATTGTTGATGATACAATTGAGGGTAAGTTTTTAAAAGCTATACAAGCACAAATTAAAGGTAAAAAGGGTCTTATACCACAAGAATGGGACATTAATAAAGAGCTTAAACAATATCTATCAGACCAGTTTGGAGGTCGAACTGTAGCGGGAGCTAACAAGGTTCAACCGAAATCTGATCCGCATTTGAACCAGTTATAAAAAGTGAGTGATTTGGGACATTGGGAGGGGATCCTTGAAGAAGGTGCGGACTTACCTTACGGTTTCATTTATAGGATAACAAATCTTACTAATGACAAGAAGTATATTGGTAAAAAGCAGTGTAAATCCATTAGAAAACGGCCGCCTTTAAAGGGAAAGAAGAATAAGTTTTCTGCTGGTTACTGGAGTTGTAAGAAGTGGTAATTAAATATACCATGCGTGGCTGTAGTAGATAAATTTATTGTAAATAGCTTTCTCGGTTGGATGAAAGCTGATTGGCATAACGTAGATCTTATGGTTCAAGGTCGCGAGATCGAGATACTCATGGGCGCGCCTATGAGTATCTCGATCTCGAGCGAGATACTTCAAGCACGCATGTTTTGTTACCTCGTGGAACAAGTATGTAGATTAAGTGATAAAGAAACTATTAATATGGTTGAACTCGGGGCTGATGTAGGGGATTATACAAAAATTTTTAAGAAAGTTGTTGGTATGCTTAATAAAAAAAGCTTTAACGTGTGCACCGATGTTTGTCCAAAAGCTTGTAAACAATTAAGCGAAAAATTTAACGACGTTGATACTAAGATATACCATGGTTATTCAGGTACACTTGATAAAGCTATGCCACACTTAGATTTAAGTAATAATTTTAATAAAATTACATTAAATGACTTGTTATCCAAAAATAATATAGAATATATAGATTTTTTACATATGGATACACAGGGTGGTGAAGAAGAGGTTATAGAAGAAATAGTTGATAGGGAATTGTGTGATAAGATAGGTTGTTATTTCATATCTACACATGAAGATGTATCATCAGGGATACATCAAAGAATTGTAGATAGGTTGAATGGTGTTTTAAAGATTATAATTGAGATTGAGCATCCGGCTTTTCAGTGGGCATTTGGTGATGGTTTTATTTTAGCTGTTAATACTAAGTTACACTCCGTATTGTCACATATACCAGGAATTTCGCGATTGAGTCGCGAAATTCGAATTTCGCGATCCCACCATTTATGAAAGAATTAGGTCATTGGGAGGGGATCTTAGAAGAAAGCACTAGTCTACCTTACGGATTCATTTATAAGATAACAAATCTTACTAATGACATGAAGTATATTGGTAAGAAGCAGTGTAAGTCTATTAGAAAGCGACCACCTTTAAAGGGTAAGAAGAATAAGCGACGGTATGAAATCGAAACTGACTGGAAGACGTATACATCTTCATCAAATCAGCTTAATAAGGATCTAGAAGTAATTGGTAAGGAGAATTTTAAGTTTGAAATCCTGAGATGGTGTGATTCAAAGTGGGAGTTGAGTTATTACGAAGCTAGATTACAATTTAAAGAGGAAGTATTGTTAAGAGATGACTACTATAATGGCATCATCAACCTTAGAATCGGTAAACGACGAAAGTAGTCACATTTATATACCGAAGATTCATAAAACTATAATAAATCTCGGTTACTTCTTAGCTAGGTCCT